CCCATCAACATGGCCGTCCTCATCGACGGCAAACTGGCAGGTGTGTTTGGGCTGGATAAGTCAGCGCTCACGATGGGAGCCTTCGGCACGCAGGTTTCCGATGCTGTGTTCCTCATGTACGGCATGACCGTTCCCCATAAGACCTACCGGCTGGGGCGGCTGTTACAGATGCTAACGCAGAACAAGGCACTGATAATGAGCATCTGCACGGATTTGGAGAAGGAAAAAGCTAAGACCCTGAAGACGGTGCAGATGACCAAGTACCCGGAGTCAAAAGAAATGCGGGGTCTGATGGAACTGACCAAGAAAGTCCCGGACAAGAAGATGGGCTGGAGGCTCACATATGAATCCCCATTATATGACCGAACAAACGAAGAAACATTAGACGAATGGTTAAGGAGGGAAGAACGATGGCAGAAACAGCGCGAGAAAACCAAGTCAGCAGCGCAGCCGTAAAGTATGAAACGGTCGCCGATATGGGTTCCGGTCTGGTCATTGCCAAAGTAAAGCTGACCGACTTCCGCGAGCAGGACATCAACGCTCGCATTATGAAGACCGAGATGCAGAAGCAGCTCACCGACAACATCAAAAAGCGGGGCCAGCTTGAAAGCCTCCCGTTCTGCGCACTCATCGACGGTAAGATCGAGATTATCTCCGGCCACCACCGCATCCGTTCTGCAAAGGACAGCGGTGTGCTGACGGAGCTTTTTGTCATTCTGGACACCACCGGCCTGCGGCGCTCTCAGGTGGCCGCAAAGCAGTTGGCGCACAACGCCATCAGCGGCTTTGATGACCAGTCCACCCTGAAGGAAATCGCCAAGATGATCGACGATGTGGACGATATGCTGGAAAGCTACATTGGCAAGGACATCATCGGCGAGCCTATGGCCGAGCTTGAGAAGCTGCTGTCCCCGAAGGTGGAGTTTGACTGGAAGAACGTCACGTTCACCTTCCTGCCGCACCAGCTCCGCGATCTGGACCAGCTTGTGAAGGTTCTGGGGTCTCTCAGCCCCGATATGCTGGGCGTTGCAGATATTGACCAGCACGAGGAGTTCATCGAAACCATCACGAAATATCAGCAGTTTGCCAATGTCAAGAACACCGGCGCTGCCATCCACGCCATGATTAAGGCCACCGAGTCCCTGTTCGATGATCTGCACTTCGATGAGAGTCAGGAATGGGTGCAGTTACCCAACCTGTTCGGCTCCCCGGCCATCCCCAAAGAGGCTGCTGATACCATCACGCAGGCGCTCGACAAGATGGTCAAGGAGGGCGAGATTGGCCCGAAGAACAAGTGGCAGGCCCTTGAATACTGGGCTGCGGATTATCTGGCAGGGAAGTAGGTGATCGCAAATGCCTACGCCTCTAAAGTACAATCCGGCGTACCACGATGACTGGGCATGGTCACTTGCTATCAAGGGCGCAACAGATCAGGACATTGCCGATGCCTTCCACGTTTCGCGTAGGACCATCATCCGCTGGCGGCAGACGTACCCGTCGTTCAATGAAGCCTGCCAGCACGGGAAGGAAGTCGCCGATGCAAAGGTGAAGCGGTCGCTGTATGAACGTGCCGTAGGCTTTGAATATCAGGAAAAGGAAAGCGTCATTGACGTAGACCCTCGGACTGGTGAGCAGAAGCCGGTCCGGGTCAGAACGCTCACGAAGAAAGCCGTTCCCGATACAATGGCTCAAATGTACTGGCTCAATAATCGTTGTAGAGAGGAGTTCTCTCAGACTCAGAAGGTCACGCTTGATGGTTCTGTTCAGGCCAGACCTTATGAGAACCTGAGCGAGGAGGAGCTGAGGGAGGCTCTGGCCTGCATGAGCGATGAAGAAGACTCCGAATAAACGGTCCTATTCTAAAGCTCAAAAAGCCGCGTCCCGTGAGGAGCTTCGTAATGAATTGGCGAGACGGTACTATGCCGATTATGTCCAGTACGTTCACATGGGCAGGTGGAAAAGAGCCAGACACCTCGACCTTGTGTGCGAGAAGCTGGAAAACATCATAGAGGGGAAGACCAAGCGGCTGATGATATTCATGCCGCCGCGCCACGGCAAGTCCATGACCGTGACCGAAACCTTCCCCTCGTTCTATCTGGGAAAGAACCCAGAGAAGCGTGTCATCGAGATCAGCTATAGCGGCGACCTTGCCCAGCAATTCGGCAAGCGGAACCGCGATAAGGTCGAGGAGTTCGGTCCTGCGCTGTTTGGTCATACCATCTCCCAAGTGCAGGCCACCAAAACGAACTGGAACCTCGACAACGGCATGGGCGGCATGATCTCCGTTGGTATCGGCGGCTCCATCACCGGCTATGGCGCAGACCTGCTTATCGTCGATGACCCCATCAAGAACCGCGCCGAGGCTGAATCTGCCACCTACCGCGATAAGCTGTGGGACGAGTACCAGTCCACGGTGAGTACCCGACTGCACGCAGGCGGCGCTGTTATCATCATCCTTACCCGCTGGCACGAAGATGACCTTGCCGCCCGGCTCCTGAACCCGGAGTACGGCAAGGTTGAGGACTGGGACATTATCTCGCTCCCGGCCATCTGCGAAGACCCGGCTACCGACCCTCTGGGCCGTGAGCTAGGCGAGGCGCTGTGGCCTGCGGGCGGCTACGACGAAGCATGGGCTGCACAACAGAAAGAGACCGTCGGTACATACGCATGGTCTTCTCTGTATATGCAGACCCCCACACCGAGCGCCGGCGGCATGTTCAAGAGAGAGTGGTGGAAACGCTGGGCGGCGCTGCCGTCCGGCCTGCATGACTTCATCCAGTCGTGGGACTGCACCTTCAAGGACAAGGACGGTTCAGACTTCGTTGTTGGACAGGTCTGGGCAAGGAAAGGCGCAGACCGCTATCTGCTCGATCAGGTGCGTGGCCGCATGAGCTTCACAGAAACTCTGGATGCCATGCGCGGGCTTTCCTCCAAGTGGCCCCAGACCACCAGAAAGCTGGTCGAGGACAAGGCCAACGGCACGGCTGTCATCGACGTGCTGAAGAAAGAAATCCCCGGAATCATCCCGGTGGAGCCGTTTGGCGGCAAGGTGGTCCGCGCCCATGCGACCACCGCTGTGGCTGAAGCTGGGAACGTCTACATCCCAGCGGCATCTGCCTGCCCGTGGGTGATGGACTTTGTGGAAGAAATGGCCGCGTTCCCAAGCGGTGCGCACGATGACCAAGTTGACTGCTATTCGCAGGCGAACGCCTACTACAACGACAACACGTTTGATATTCGTTCGCTGATAACGTAAGAAAAGAGGTGAATGCAATGCTGATTATTTTCTCGGTCAATGACCAGAAAATCACCCATGACCTGAAAGGCCAGCTTGTCGCAGGCAGCGTAGACATTGTGCAGGCTGCGTTCAAATTTGACAGCTCGTGGGATGAACTGGACAAGATCGTCGTCTTCACGAGCAGCGCTTGTCCCAAGCCCGTCCCGGTGCAGTTTGCCGATGAGGCGTTCTACATCCCGAAGGATGTGCTGAAGCCCGGCAAGCTCTACGTTTCCGTGGTCGGTTTCGGGCTGGACGGTCGGAAGAAAACTACGCAGAAGTGGGACATCATGCAGGCTATCACCGTTCAGAAGTGCGGCGATGGCGGCGATTGTGACCTGCTGCGATATTTGGCACAAGGTCAGGTCGCCGATGGGAAAGTCGCAAAAGACGAAGAAGTCGAAGATATGCTGGACAATGTGTTCGGCAAGTCGGACACTCCCAAGCCCGACCCCGGAGGCTCCGATTCCGGCGATAAGAACGTCAGTGAGGACGATGTCGCCACTGATAAGGACGTGACCGATATGCTCGACAAAGTATTCGGTTGATGTCCTCTTGCCCTCGAAAGAGGGCCTTAATTTGTCATAGCGGCATGGAAGCTGCTGTGAAATAAATTTTGGAGGTATTCAAATGCCCGTATCCGCAAGCAAACTTGTAACCCTCGCTCAGTTACAGGTGCAGGCGGAGAGAGTCAAGCAGGAGCTGGCGAAGTACACGCTGGCATCCGAACTTGGTTCCCTCGCCAAGAAGAGCGAAATTTCGGAAGCTGACCTCTCGGCTGCTCTGAAGTCCGTTATTGACGGAAAGATGGATGCAGCAGACAGCATGACGACCGAGGCAATCAACAGTGCCATCGCCACCGCCATTGCAAAGTCTGCTCATGCACGCTTCGAGAAAGTTGAGAAGGTTCCTTCCAACGATGAGGCGCAGGATAATGTGCTGTATCTGGTGATGAATGCTGCCACCGGGTACTACGACATTTACGCTAAGGTCGGTGAGGAAGTCGTCCGTCTGGATGATACCACCGTTGACCTGAGCAACTATGCGACCATCGAACAGCTGAATGCCGTTTCTGGCGGCATTGGCGGCACGGTGTATGCAGGCACGAAGGAAGACCTGTCTGCATCCGATGATTCGGTTATCGCCGCGTATTTCAAGGCGCACACCGACGTGGCCGTCAAGAAGGGCGATGTCTTCGTGGTCACGACCACCGTTGGCAACTCTACCTACGAGAAGTCCGCCTACTTCTACGACGGCAAGGCGTGGGTGGCGATGACCGGCAGCGTGGATGCAGATAAGGTGATCCTGCGGGACGACATTACGTTGGCCGGTGGCTATACGCAGGTCGGCAACCTGACCAAGAGCCAGAACGGCACGGCCACTTTCTCCACCAAAGGCAAGAGCGTTATGGACGCGCTGACTGAAATCTTCAGCAAGCGCCTCCAGCCCAGCATCACCGCCCAGCCGTCCATCGGCACGTTCACGCTGACCGGTGCTGGTGCTGTTGAGGCCGGCACTAAGGTAGCTGCTGCGGCCTACTCTGGCGCAACGCTGAA